ACGCGAGCTTGATTTTTTGGTAGCGGAATTAAGGGAAGAAAACGGCATCTTGCGACGAGCCTTAATGAGCGTCCTTGCGCTACCCACCCCACACAAACCGGAGACCCCCCATGACGACAAAGATTCTTACTGACGCCTTATACCGTGGCGCCGATGATATACAGCACGGCGGTTCGCACTACACAGAGATGGCGGTACAGCCGTGGGCTGTAATGAAAGCGGTGCTGACGCACGACGAATTCGTTGGGTTCCTAAAGGGCAACATCATCAAGTACAGCCTGCGCGCCGGACGTAAAGAAGGCACAGACGATGCAGGCAAGGCCAAACACTACATGCAAAAGTTAGAAGAAGTTCAGTCTATGTGGTGAAAATCTGCCCAACGCATGCAAGCCTTGTAGATGCGAACATGTTTTGGGGGTGCTACTTGTCCACATAGACAGTGATCTTTGCAAGTAGCTCCATTCTCCACACGGTGAGGGGGGCACCGAATCTACATATCCCCCCACCCCTAACAAAGGAGAACTCATGGCCGCAACACCCGAAGCCAAAGTAAAAGCGAAGATACACAAAGCGCTTAAAGACGCTGGCGCATACGCCGTAAACTACATCGGTGGTATGTACGCAGCAAACGGAACCCCAGATATACTCGCCTGCCTTGATGGCCGGTTCATTGGAATCGAGGCGAAAGCTGGCTACAACAAACCAACAGGTATCCAAGTACTCAGCCTGCGAAAGATTGATAAGGCTGGCGGCTTGGCCCTCGTTATTAACGAGAAGAACCTTGACTACCTGCACACGTGCCTCGCTGACATCCATAACGCTGTGCACAACTATCACCCTTACGAGAAGATTCTAGATGAAGCTAATAACGATTGACTTTGAGACGTACTACGACCGACAGTTTAGTCTTACCAAATTAACAACCGAAGAGTACGTACGCTCTTCCCAGTTCGAGACGATTGGGGTAGCGACACAGATTAACAACGAGCCGCCAGTATGGTTCCCCAAGCATGAAGTAGCCGCCCACCTTGCCAGTATTGATTGGTCTGATGCGATGGTCGTGGCGCAGAACACCGCGTTCGATGGGGCAATCATGGCGTGGCGTTACGGCATCAAGCCGATGGCATGGGCGGACACACTGGGTATGTCTCGCGCGTTGTACCCACATGAGCGGGCGCACTCACTAGCTAAACAGGCAGAGCGGTTTCGTATCGGGGTAAAAGGCGACGAGGTTCTGAACGCGCTGGGTAAACACTATGATGACTTCACTGCGAAGGAGCTGGCGAGGTACGGTTCCTACTGCTGCAATGATGTGTCGCTGACGTATGGCTTGTTCAACATCTACATGGAGATGGGGTTCCCCAAGAAGGAGCTAAAGCTCATCGACTTAACCCTGCGTATGTTTACAGAACCTGCGTTGGTGTTAGATAAGGAGCACTTGATAGACCACTACGATGACGTGCTGGCGCGCAAGGAATTGCTACTGGATAGTGTGCGTAGAATCCTGAAAGCGGATGAGGACGAGGACGTTAAGAAGTTGCTCATGTCCAACCCGAAGTTTGCAACACTGCTGGAGAACTACGGTGTAGAGCCGCCAATGAAAACCAGCCCGACCACAGGTAAGCAAACATACGCGTTCGCCAAGACAGACGAGGAGTTTCAGGCGTTGACGGAGCATGAGGATGACCGTATTCAGTCCCTTGTTGCGGCACGTTTAGGTAACAAGTCCACCATTGAGGAGACACGTACCAAGCGATTTATTGACATGGCTGACCGAGGCGCGTTCCCAGTTCCATTGCGGTACTACGGTGCGCACACCGGGCGGTGGTCGGGTCAGGATAAGATAAACCTGCAGAACCTGCCGAGCCGTGGGGCTAACGCGAAGAAGATTAAGCAGGCGATCAGAGCGCCCGAAGGCTATGTATTTATTGACTGCGACTCGGCTCAGATTGAAGCTCGTACCTTGGCGTGGCTAGCTGGCCAGACAGACTTGATTGAGGCGTTTACTAACAAGGAAGACGTGTACAAAATTATGGCGGAGGCAATCTACGACACTCCTCGGGAAAAGATAGATAAGCAGCAGCGTCAGGTAGGCAAGGTGGTTATTCTCGGTGCCGGTTTTGGCGTTGGGCATCACAAGCTACAGGCGTTCTTGAAGACGCAGGCGGGGGTTACGGTCGAGTTAGAAGAAGCCAAGCGCATGATTGATACATACCGCGCATCGAACTTTCGCATAAAAGAGTTATGGTACAAAGCGGACGAGGCGTTGGAGGCGCTACGCATGGGGCAGACGTTTCAGGTTGATGTACCGGGCGTTATCAATGCGGTGCCGGGCTCAGGACTGACGTTGCCTAGTGGGCTATTTGTCCAGTACCCGGGTCTAGCGAAGGCGTTTGACGAGGAGAAAGGACGCGACCAGTGGACGTATATGTCCAAGGGTATCAAGACGTACATATACGGCGGGAAAATCGTGGAAAACTTTACTCAAGCAGTAGCCCGTTGCGTAGTGGCCGAGCAGATGCTGCGTGTTGCTCAGCGGTATAAGGTGGCGTTAACCGTACACGACTCGGTGGGGGCGCTGGCTAAGCGCGAGGAGGAGGAAGAAGCGAAGGCGCACATTGAGACGTGCATGTCGTGGCAGCCAAGCTGGGCCAAAGGATTACCCCTTGGGTGTGAATCAGATGTAGGGGATAGCTATGGCGGATAGCGTTATACTATAAAACTCAAAGAACTACAGGTTGTTTCTATGGCACTCGTGCACTCGTATTCCTCAATTAAAGATTTTGAGGGCTGCCCTCGCAGGTTTCATACGGTTCGGATTCTCAAACAGTTTAAATCGAAAGACACTGACGCTACGCTGTACGGTACTGCCGTACACAAAGCACTCGAGGACTACGTGCAGGACGGGGTAGCGATACCCCCCAAGTTCGCACAGTTCCAGAAGTTTGCCGAACCGCTGGCTCATATGGAAGGAATCGTGTACTGCGAACGCAAGATGGCTATTACCGCTAACTTTCGCCCCACAGACTTCTTTGCGGCTGATGCGTGGTTCCGAGGTGTCCCAGACTACCTGTTGGTAGATGATGCTAAGGAGACCGCTTTTGTTGTGGATTACAAGACCGGGAAGTCAAGCAAGTATGCAGACAAGGGGCAGTTGGAGTTGATGGCGGCCATGACGTTTGTGCACCACCCGGAAGTCCAAGTTGTCAAGGGGGCACTGCTGTTTCTGGTAGTTGGCGATGTCATTAAAGCCAAGTACACTAGGGCAGAACTACCTGAGATTCTGTCAAAGTGGGCAGGCAGAGCGGACGGTATCAACGCAGCATTGACGCACGGGGTATGGAATCCTCGCGCTTCCGCGCTGTGCAGATTTTGCCCAGTTGAATCTTGTGAAAACCATGGCTAATGCTAAAAGAGATTACCGTGCCGAGTACGACAAGTACCAAGGCACATCGGACCAGAAGAAGAATCGCGCCAAGCGAAACTCTGCCCGCAGTCAGTTGATGAAGGAAGGCCGAGTCTCCAAGGGAGACGGCATGGACGTAGACCATAAGAAGCCGTTGTCAAAGGGCGGTTCAACCGCCGCGAGTAACCTACGCGCTGTAAGTAAGAATGTCAATCGGAGTTTCCCCCGTACCAAAACAGGGGCGATTAAAACTAAAAAATCCTAACGCTGCGGCGATAGGTAGGGTAAGATTAGTTGTCGGCCTTCTCCGCCGACGGTTCTATCCTTGTTGGAATTTAGCCCGGAAGTTCGCTTCCGGGCCCTTTTTGTGTGTTTGTTATATTGGTGGTATATGGAAATCCTGCAAGACAGGGCGCTCGTGTTTAATACACGGAAGGCGTCACAAATCACTGCGCTCATACCTAAGAGCCACATCCTTGACGAGAACGATGGCGTATCAAAAGTCATGGTTCATTGGGACTTGGACGAGATGCGGATTCTGCGTAACCTCGGCATCAAAGATGTACCTCATCCCATTCTGGGACGGTACAAGTGGCCCGGTATGTACACCCCGTTCAATCACCAGAGGGACACCGCGGTTTTCTTAGCCACGCACCCCCGCTGCTTTGTGTTTAACGAGGCGGGTACGGGTAAGACCGCTGCGGCGGCATGGGCTGCCGACTACCTGATGAACAAGGGGCTAATCAAACGGGTACTGGTTGTCTGCCCTGTATCTATTATGGATACCGCGTGGCGCGCAGACTTGTTCAAGATTGTCATGCACCGCTCATGTGCTATTGCGCAGGGCAGTAGGGAGCAACGCAAGGCAGTCCTCAGCAAGGACTACGAATTTGTCATCATCAACTTTGACGGTGTGAAGGTAGTCGAGAAGGAGCTGAAGGCGGGCGGGTTTGATTTGATTATTGTGGACGAAGCCAACGCCATTAAGAACGTGCAGACAGACCGCTGGAAGTCGATCGCGGCGCTGACGGACCCAACTACTAGGTTGTGGCTTATGACGGGCACACCGGCCTCTCAGTCACCGCTTGATGCGTATGGTCTGGCCAAGCTGGTTAACCCCAGCACCGTGCCGATGTTCTATGGAAAGTTTCGGGATCAAGTCATGGTTAAGATTACGCAGTACAAGTGGGTGCCAAAGCAGGACTCCAAGGACGTCGTACATAAAGCCTTACAGCCAGCGATTCGGTTCACTAAGGAAGAGTGCCTAGACCTGCCTGACCTGTTGTACTCGGTTAGAGATGTACCATTGACCCCCCAGCAGAGTAAGTACTACACAAACATTAAGCAGCAAATGGTGGCACTAGCCGCTGGCGCTGAGATTACCGCAGTGAACGCCGCGTCGATGCTGAACAAGCTGCTGCAGATTTCACAAGGGGCGGTGTATACGGACGATAGGGACGTGGTGGAGTTTGATGTGGCTAACCGATTCAAGGCGCTGGTGGATGTGATCGACCAAACCGACCAGAAGGTATTGGTGTTTATACCGTATCGCCACGCGTTGACGTTGGTGGAAGATAAGATTCGTGCGGCAGGGTATACATCAGCCACAATCCACGGGGGAATATCAGCACCGAACCGAGCCGAGATTATTAAGGACTTTCAAACCGAAGACAACGTGCGTATCTTGTTAATGGTTCCGCAAGCGACTGCGCACGGTATCACGTTGACTCGCGCTGACCAAGTAGTGTGGTGGGGTCCAGTAAGCTCCACCGAGATTTATTTACAAGCAAATTCGCGTGCACACCGCCAAGGGCAGAAGAATAAGGTTACAGTCACCCACCTGCAAGGGTCGCCTGTAGAGAAGCGGATGTACGTTATGTTGGGGCAAAAGATCGACATGCACATGGACCTTGTAGAACTTTACAAACAAGAAATAGAAAGTCCTTGACTCAAAGGATTGACAGTGTATAATTTGATTCATGGGCGGGGGAGATACGGGTTAGCGCCGTAGTGTTGGTGGATGAAAACACTGCTTTATGTGAGCCCCCGCTCATACCTATAAGGAGAAAGAGAATGGACGTACAGAAGCTGATAAAAGCCTACGTTAAGATTCGGGACGCAAAGCGCGAAGCCGAAACGGAAGCTAAAAAAATAATTGATGTTCTGCAGGTACAGCTCGATGTAATTGAGCAAGAGCTTCTGCAGTTGTGTAAAGATACTGGCCAAGATGGCGGGAAGACCGAGTTCGGTTCTTTCAAGCGTTCGGTCAAAACCCGTTATGACACGAGCGACTGGGGACGGATGTATGAGTTTGTTAAGGAGCACGGTGTACCCGAACTTCTTGAGAGACGACTCAGCCAAACCGCTTTCGCAGAATTCATAAACCAGCGCCCAGACTTGCTGCCCGAAGGTACTAACGTAGTCTCACGTTATGCTGTTACGGTCACTCGTTCGCGTGCAAATTAAAACTTGTTTAAAGGAAATACCATGAGTAATATTAGTCTGT